TAAGATTGATTTGACTGGTGGTAATGCGTCAGGCGATTTGGAAGCATTTGCAAGTATTTTAGAAATAACCTAAAGGAGTTCAAATGCCTTATGGTTATCTAGGACAAAATCAACCTAATCAAACTGTTAATAATAGTGGTGTCTTTTCTATTACTGATGTAGCTGAACTTCAATCACAAGGAAAACTTGGTGGAAGTTTAGAACTTATTGAGGAAAAAAATTTAACAGGCACAACACCAACTGCAATAGATTTTACAAATTTAAAAGAAAATGTATATGATGTGCATTTTTTAACTTATAACAATTTACAAATTACAGGTGGTGTAGACACCATAAGGGCAAGAGTATCCAATGATGGTGGAAGTACTTTTGAAAGCACAAGCAATTATGATAGTGCCATTCAGACAATGACTACTGGTGGAACTTTTAGTGAAGTAACAAGAACAAATTATGATGCTTTTGATAGAATTGGACAAAATGCAGTCAACCAACCATACAATGGTTATATCTATATATACAATGCAGGAAATAGTTCTAAATATACTTTTTTAACACACCATAATACTAACCAAAATGATGGATTTAGATTTGGTGGGCAGGTTTATAAAGTTGCTGAAACTGTAAATGCTTTTAGATTATTTCTAACAACTTATGAATTTAAAGATGTAGGTAGTGTATTGAAACTCTATGGAGTAAAACAGATATGAGTAACCTAAGATTAATTAATGAAACTGAAATAACAACACCTGCAAATAAAATACAGATAACTGATGTATTTTCAGCAGATTTTGATATTTATTGTATTGAAGTTGTAAATACTACTGCTGGAACTCAAAAAGAAAATAACCAAATGGACATAAGATTAATTAACAGTAGTGGAAGTGAAATAGCAACAACAAGTTATGACCAAACTGCATTATTTTTTAGAGGTGTAACTGCTCTAAAATTAGGTAGTGCAAATAGAGATGATTTTGCATTGTTATACCACGATACAAGTGGGCAAAATGGTAATGGAAATATGACAATGTGGGTATTCAATCCATATTCAAGTTCAAGTTATACTTTTAACATACATCAAACAAGTGGGCAAATGTCTTATCCAAGTACTACTTCAATATCTTGTAATAGTAAAGGTATAGGTGTTTTGAAACAAACTACTTCTATAACAGGTTATTCATTTACAAACAGAGATGGCTATGACATTAACACAGGAATATTTAGAACTTATGGATTGAGAGTAGATAGCTAATGGCAGGACAATTAATTCAAGTAAATACTGCAACAGTTACAGTAGCAACACCAAGTGTAACTCTTACAGGCATAGATAGTGATGATGTTTATATGTTTGCTTTTACAAATTTAGAAGTACAAACAGATGCTAGAAGTGTTGGCTTTAGAGTTACTGTTAGTGGAACTGCTGATACAAGCACTAATTATGATGAGGCTTATAAAGCATTGATTTCAACAGGTACTTTTGGAAATGGTTTTTTTACTAACCAAAACTTTTTTTTGTATTCACTTGGAGATAGTATAGGGACTGCTGGACAAGAAAAAGCAAATGGAATTGTTTACCTTTATAATTTTTTCAATGCTAGTGAATATTCATTTGCAACTTTTGAAACAACACAAATAAATAGTGGTGGTGTGCATAGAGGAAATGCAGGTGGTGGAGTTCATACTGTTGCACAAAGTTGTGATGGAATTTCACTTGTAGAGAGTTCTGGTGGAAATATTGTAGGTGGAACATTTACTTTATATAAGGTGGTATAACAATGGCAGATGATTTGAAATATGGATATAAAGGTGCAGAACCAACACAAAGTTTTGGTAATAATACAGGTGTGTTTGACTCAAATGATATTAACAACCTTATAGCAGATAATAAATGGACTTCTTTTGGACAATTAGAATTAATTGAAACTCAAGAAATAACTACTGCTACAAATGTTATAGATTTTACAAATTTAGGAAATTATAATGTTCATTTTATGACTGTTAATAATGCTCATAATGAAAATGATAACAAAAGATTATCAATTAGATTTTTTGAAAATGGAGTATTAGAAAGTTCAGCAGTTTATCAAGTAGCTAGTCAGTTTGGTAGTGCTAGTAATAACTTTATTGAGGTTAGAAGTACTACTTATGATAGTTTGAGATTTGGGGATAATTTTGGTAGTGCTACCAATGAAACAATGCAAGGTTACTGTTATTTTTATAATTTGATAGACAGTTCAAAATACAGTTTTATAAGTTTTCATGCATCAACACAAAATAATGTTAATGTAAATTGTTTTGAATTTGGTAGTGGTGTTTTACCACAAGCAAGTACAGTAACAGGTATAAGACTTGAGCCAGCATATAGTTACAATTTATTAGAAGCAGACATATCTCTATATGGAATAAGGTATTCATAATGGCTACTAATTTAGAATTAATAAAATCTGAAACAATTTCTACAGGTGTTGGTGCAGTTACAATAGATAATATTTTTTCAGACAAGTATGATGTTTATGCTCTTACAGGTTATGGAAAAACAGATGGAACAGATAGTGCAAGTTTAAGAGGACAATTATTAGATAGTACAGGAACAGTAATAACTGCAAGTGAATATGATTATGCTTATTTAGTAATGTATGCACACCTAGCATTTGGAGAAAGTAGGCAAACAGGTACAACTTTTATTAATAATATTTTTGGTTCAGCAGATAATCCAGAAACAGGTAATGCAGTAACTTATATATTTAATCCATTTGATAGTTCAAGTTATACATTTTTTTTAACACAAAGTGTAGGTTTTCAAGATGGTAATACTAGAGGAAATAAATTAATTGGTGTTCATAAATCTGCTGAAAGTTGTAGAGGTTTATATGTTTATGCCAATGTTTTAACAAGAACTTGGACAGGAAAAATATCAGTATATGGAGTTAAATAATGGCAGGTAGCTTAATAAAAATAGATGAAGTATTAGGAGATGATACACAATCTGCAATAGATTTAACAGGTATTGATAGCACCTATGATGTGTATGTTGTTAAAAGCAATATAAAAACATATACAACAGGTGGTGTTTTATATATAAGATTTGGTGCAAGTGCAAGTCCTGATACAACTGCAAACTATGATAGAGCAAATAAACAATTAAGATTTAGCTCAAGTTTTGACAATGTTAGTTCTACTAATCAAACAGGAATACAAATTTCAGCACTTTTAGGAAATGGGGAAATACATACAGGCATTTCATATTTATTTAACTTCAACAATGCAAGTGAATACAGCTTTATGACCTATGAATTTAATTCTGGAATGAATGATAGGGGTATGCAGGGTGGTGCAGTATTAACTGTTGCTGATAGTAAAGATTTTATAAGATTTTATTATGATACTACAAGCACTTTTGGAACAGGAAGTGTATTGTCTTTGTATGGTTTAAAGAAGTAAGTATAAGAAATATATAGTAAGATAGGAGAGATATGGCAACATTAGAAGAACTAACGGTTATTGCAACTCAAGAAGTTGAGGACGCTAAACCAATGTACAAGCAAGTTAATAATGAGAGATTGGAATTTTCACAAGCTGATTATGACCAAGCAATTATTGATAAAGCTAATTCTATGTGGAATGACCAACAGTTTGGTTATATCCAAGCTAGGCAAGAGGCTTATGGTTCAATAGCAGACCAACTTGATATGCAATATTGGGATTCTGTTAATGGAACAACCACTTGGGCAGACCACATAGCACAAGTTAAAGCTGATAATCCAAAACCTGCATAATGAAATTAAAGCTGATTAGAATATCTAGTCAAAGAGATTCTACAAATGGAATACTTTATATAGATGATAAGTTTGCTTGTTACACGTTAGAAGATGAACAAAGAAAAATAAAAGTTAAAGCAGAAACTGCTATTCCTTTAGGTATTTATGAGATAGCATTTAGAAAAACAGGTGGCTTCCATAATAGATACAGCAGTAGGTTTAAAGCAATACATCATGGAATGCTAGAACTACAAAATGTTCCTGACTTTGAGTACATACTTATTCATTGTGGAAACACAGATGAACATACAGCAGGTTGTATTTTAGTTGGAGATAGTCAAGAAAATAATGAATTAATGCCTGACGGATTTATTGGAAAATCTACACAAGCATATAAAAGAATCTATCCTTTAATAGCAAGTGCATTGTTAAATAATGAAAAAGTTACTATAGAAATCATTGACTTAGCTGAATTGAAAAAAGGATTAAATGGTGTACTATCTAATAAGAGTGGACCAGATTATATAAATGGTCAAAAAGTTTGGAAAAAATTAGCTGAAATCAACGGAACACTAATAGATATTCAAGCTAGTTTAGAAGATAGGAATATAATATGACCGATTGGAAAAGTTGGGCAACAAAAGTAGGAATCAGAACACTGCGTACTTTTATACAAGCATTTTTAGGTGTTCTAGTTGCTAGTGGTACAGGCATGATTGAAGTTGATGTTTTACATAATGCATTGATTGCAGGACTTGTCGCAGGTGTTACTGCAATACAAAATGGCTTAGAGGAGTGGACACCTAGTAACAAAGGATAGTCTGCGTGAAAATAGATATAAATAAATTAATCCCTGTAATGATTAGTGCTTTAATAGGTGCATTTGGTTGGGCATTTAATTCAATAGAAGATATTAAGATACATCAAAAATCATGTGATGATATGGTAATAGAAATGAATCAGGAATTAGATATGCTAGAAGCGAACTTTACTGATTTATTATTTAAGCTAGGTGGATAATGTGTAATGTAAAACAAAATGAGGACGGCTCTTTCGTACAAATCTGTAATTGTGAATATGGAAGTGAACATTGTAAGGAAAACTAATGATGACAGAAAAAGAAAACTATTCACAAAAGGAGATGATAAATATGGTAATGAAAGACATTGAAAAAATTTTAAACAAACTAGACAATTTACAACATGAAATAAACACAAGACCAACTAGAGCAGAAATCTATGGTTGGATTATTGCAGGAATATCAATAGCAACACTTATTACAGTTTTAATGTAAAACATACAACATTAATTTTTACAGCACTAAACTAATTACATGAAAGAAAAAGACGCAAAGTCTTTAATAAATAAAAGGCAAGACGTTGCACACAACGAAGAACTAGGCAACAACTTTTATCCTAGTGGTTGGCAACCTAATGTTTCTTTTGATGAATCAACAAAACTAGGAGAGATTACACACGTACAAGCAGAGTCGAATACATTTAAGTACAATACCTTACTAAAAGATTGGGGATTTAATCCTGATGAATTTTACATAGACCAAGATACAGTTAAGTTTTCAACATGGAATGCACAAAAAAAAGGTGGAAGCATTGTTGATATGTACGCATTCAAAGCAATTATTAAAAGAAAAAATCCTAATCACGATAAATACTTTGAACAGTTACAGAAAGAAATCAGAAACAAGAAACCAATTAAACATAAAACAGGTGGAGATACTAGCTTTTTTTTCTTTATGAGTGATTGGCAGTTAGGAAAGAAAGACTTAGGTAGCATAGAAACTGTTAAATTAATAAGACGTGGAATCATTAATGGAAAACAACAGATAAAAGATTTAGCAAGAAACAATATAGAAGTCAAAGATATTTACTTGATTGGACTTGGAGATTTAATTGAAAACTGTTTTGGCTTCTACGCACATCAACCATTTAATATTGAGTTATCTAAAACAGAACAAGAACATTTAACAAGAGTTATGATTTTAGAAATCTTAGACGCATTTTTACCACTAGCTGAAAACATTTATTTAGGTGGAGTTCCGGGAAACCATGGAGAAAACAGAGCAGGTAAAGGAGAGATAACTACTACTAGATTAGACAATGCAGATACAGAAGCAATACAAATAGTTGGAGAAATAATACATGGCAGAGAAAGATATGAACACGTCAAAGTTGTTGTACCAAATGATTACCATTTAGTATTGCCTATCTATGACAAAAGAATAGCATTCACGCATGGACACATGACAGCAGGTGGTGGAGATATTTGGACAAAGATAGAGAAGTGGTGGAAAGGTCAAATGTATGGTTGGTTACCTAGTGGAAGTGCTGAGTATTTAGTAACAGGACACTATCATCACTTTAGAGCAGTAGAACAATTAGGAAGAACATGGTTTCAAGCACCGAGCTTGGACCAATCAAATGAGTTTAGAGCAAGAACAGGCAACGCAACAAGAAATGGAACACTTAGTTTTACTATTGATAAGTATGGTTGGGATAACCTAAAAATTTTATAAATACAAGCAATAAACACATAAACCATTTACCATTATGAGTGAGGTCTTTATGGCTAAAAAAATAGTAGGTATAGATAATAGTGTATGGGGCAAACCTATGCTGATTACAAAAGATGACTTAGGCAATCTAGGATTTGAATTGTTACAGCAAGGGATTGTGAGGTTTGATAGTGATAGGACTACTACTGCAAGTAGCGTGTCTGATTCCACAACCACTAACTCCTGAAACACTAAGCGACTATCAAAGTTGCAGAGTTGCCAATAGGCAAGTTAGTTACGTGTCGAATTGGGCACCTTTAGTACAGGAATACTTTGAAGAAGAAGATGTACATAAAGCATTAAGAGTTATTTATTGTGAATCATCAGGAATACCAACAGCATATAATCAAAACAAAAATGGAAGTAATGACGCAGGTTTGTTTCAGTTCAATAACAGAACATGGGATTGGCTAAAACCAAAACTCAATATTAAAAAATCAAGATATGACGCTGAAACTAATATAGCTGTTGCTTCATGGCTTGTTTATAATGATAGTTGGAAACATTGGAACGCAAGTAAGGAATGTTGGAATGAGTAAATACAAAGTACGTTATGCAGTTATGTCGCATAGCAGAGAAGCTAATGTTCCATTAATGCAAGATTTAACAGATAAAAATTTATATTGGTATGTTCCAAAATCACAAGTGCAAAGATACAAAGACGCAGGTGCTAGATATGTTGTAGGTGTAACGGAAGAAAAAGTAATGCCTATGAAAGTGCAACAACAAAACAAAGCATTGTTAGACGCACATAGAGTAGGTGCATATTTAGTTATGTTAGATGATGACACAGAATCATTTGAAGAATTAACATACAAAGATAGCAAAAGTGCAAAGAAGCGTAGTGTTCCTATGGACTATGTTACTTATAAAGTAATTATGGAACTTGCTGAAAGTCCATATTATTTAGCAGGTATTAGCAGAAATCAAAATCCATTTTTTAATAACTTCAAAACTAACAATGCTTGTATGATACATGGACAATACAGAATATTTAAACCTGTAAAAAATGTTAAAGATTTAATATTATCTGATGAAAGTCAAAATGAGTGGAAGCGAATAAGCAGTTTAGAAGATATTGATATGTCTATTGCACACATGTATTTTCATAAAGGAGTTGTAAGAGTTGAAAGTTTATGGGCAATTACACCACCTAGTTACTATCTCAATGTAGGAATGCATGGTGGTTACAATGGAGATGACGAAGATGAAGTACAAGCAAATCACGAAAAACGTATAGAAACATTTTGTTCTGATATGTATATGTTATTCACAAAGTGGAGTGATTGTGAAAATGATATTTTAGGTAATGGTTGGGATATAAAAAAAGGCAAGACCATGCAAGAAAACAAAATCAAAATACCATGGAGAAGATTAGGTAATAAAGGATTTGCAAAAAATATAAAATACGCAACAAGAAACAAATATAATCCTATAATACATAACAAGTACAAAACAATGTAACCAAAGGAGATGTATGTCTGAACGTATAGATAAACTTGAATTTGAACAAGTAGATATAAATTCACTAAGTGAATATCCTGATAATCCAAGAATTGGAGATGTAGATAAGATTGCTGAATCTCTTGAAACTAATGGACAGTACAGACCAATAGTTGTTAATAAAAGAAACAATCAAATACTTGCAGGTAATCATACTTGGAAAGCAGCTAAACAAATAGGTTGGGATACAATCTATGTTTCATTTGTAGATGTTGATGATGATACTGCTAAAAAGATAGTTCTTGTTGATAACAGAGTTAATGATTTAGCAGAATACAATGCAGAAACTATGTCAAAAATGCTTAATGAACTTATGGATTTAGGAGAGCTTATTGGTACAGGTTTTAATGCTGATGAAGTTGATGATATGTTATCTTCATTTGACGCAATAAGTGAAACTGAATTTGAGGAGTTTCAAGGTGGCTACGCAATGTCTGATGAAGAAATTGAAGAAGTCAAAGAAAGACGTAAAGAAAATAAACGTATTGAAGATGGCGACAGGTTTCATGATATCTTGTTGTATTTTAAGACAGAGGAGTACAACGAATATAAAGAAATGATTAATGCTTTAGCTGAACATTTTACAACTAACTTAACTGACGCTTGTTTACAATCAGTAAGATACGCATACGAAAATCTTGTTGAAAAAAAAAATGAGTAAATGGAAAAAATCAAGTTCTGTATTCCTAGCTATCAAAGACCTAATAAACAAGCAACTTTAGAATACTTAGTTAAATTAGGTTATAAAAAAAATGAAATATTTATTTATGTTCAAGAAGAAATTGATGAATATTTATACAAATATAATTGGAATGATTTAGCAAATATAATCTACAAACCTGCTTATAACATAGGTAGTGCAAGAAACAATATTTTAGATGATTTAGATATTGGCGAACAAGCAATAATGCTAGATGATGACGTTAGGCATATTAAATATTTAAGAGATTCAAAATTATATACAATACAAAGCAGAGAACAACTAGATAAAATTATTGATACCGGTTTTACTGAAGCAGAAAAATACAATGCAAAACTATGGGGATTTAATACGTACTCTACACCAATGTTTATGTGTGGTCGTTGGGAAAAAGAATTACAGAACATGATATATGTATGGTTTGGAATAATTAATTCAGGAATAAAGGTAGATGTTAAGCAACAAGTATTTGATGATGATGATTATGTAATTAGACATTTGTTTGAGGGACATAAAGTTTTACGATATAACAGATATTGTTTAGGACATACTATGGCTAGTGTTGGTACAGAAATGGCTAGGCAAAGAAACAATCAAGAATATTTTGATAGTCAATTAGATTACATGAAACAAAAGTATGGAGATTTTATTTATTTGTATCATCATAAAACATACAAAAGAAACTATCCTAAATTACAGAAAGACTTTGTTAAAAAAGGATTGATTAAAGATAAGAGGATTGAGCAATACAAATGAACATATACATACCGACTCTAGGCAGGACAGAAAAACAAATAACATTAAGTAATCTACCAACTAACTTGTATGACCAAACATACTTAGTATGTGTAGAAAATGAAGCAGACTCTCTTAAAAAGTATGGTGTTAAATTATTAGTTACGCCACCTGAAGTTAAAGGTATTGGACCAACAAGACAATACGTTATAGATAATACAAAAGATAAACACATATTGTTCTTAGATGATGATTTAAAATTTTACAAAAGATATAAAGATAAAAAATTAAAGAAAGCTACACCTGAACAGTTTAATCAATTACATACGTGGATAAATTGGACACTTGAAATGGGATATCCAATGGTTGGTGTTTCAGCACAAGCAGGTAACAATAGATACGATATGAATTTTGCTTACTTGCAGAGAATGTTTACAGTTTATGGATTAAACACAGAGTTTCTAAAAGAAAGAAATATTAGATTTGATGAAATGCCTTTAATGGAAGATTTTAATGTTGCACTAAAAGTAATTAGGAATGGTTACAAAACAATAACAAATACAGAATGGGCACACACACAATCTAATAGTAATGCTTCAGGTGGTTGTTCTACCTATAGAGATTTTGAACTTCAAAAGAAATCTGCATTTATGTTAATGGAGAAACACTATCCTTATGTTAAAGTAGTTAAAAAGAAAGCAAAGTCTTGGGAAAACATGGAAGAAAGATATGATGTGCGTGTTTATTGGAAGAAAGCGTACATTGAGGGTACATATTAGCCATATAAGACGTTTATTTTATTGACGTGCAACGTTGTACCACGCTGACACTACCATATCTTAAATGGTCTTAAACGTTCTCTCAGGGATATATTGTAGAAAAGAGGAGTAATAGACGTGCAAAAATTGATAGATATACTTAAAGATATAGATATAAGCAAATATTCACAAGATGAGTACAGAAACATTGTTCAAGAAATATTTGAAGTTTGGTATAATGAAAGAATCAACAAAGTATTAGACAAAGTTGGTTGGAGAGATTTTGGAGGTAGTGGTTGATTGACATAAGATTAAGAAGCAAAGTTAGTCAAGAAGAACTGAAACAAAAAATAGGTAAGATACTTACTGAAGAAGATTACAATTTAGTTATTCATAAAGACACAACATTACGTGGTCCAAATGGAGAACTCATTGGTGTTTTTCAAAAAGGGATTATTCCTGAAGATATTATGGAACAAACATATCCTACATTACATGAACTCAAAGCGTTGCAATCTAACAACAGAGGATATGCTAGTGGATTACCTAGAATAAAAAGAGGAAGTAGTGGAAGAACTGATACTGCTAAACCAATATCATCAGCAGTTGTAGGAAGCATGGATAAAGCAGGTCCAAGACAGTATTGCAGATTAACTGCTTTTAGTGGTAAGCAAACAAAAGAGTATGAAAAATTGTTTCCTTTATTTGTTTTTATTGGAGAACAGATGAAGAAAGTAGCACCTCAAAGGTGGCAGAATCAAATGGACATGGTTGATAAAACACATAAAGATTGGGTAATACCTAACACACCATTTACAACAATTACTGTAAATAACAGTTATCCAACAGGAGTGCATACTGATAAAGGAGATTTAGATGAGGGGATATCAACATTAGCTTGTATTAAACGTGGCGATATGCAAGGTGGTTATTTAGTGCTTCCTGAATACAGAGTCGCATTCAAAATGGACCATGGGGATTTATTAGTTTTTGACGCTCATCAATGGCATGGTAATACTGTACTTGAAGCTAATTCAGATGACGCAGAAAGAATAAGTGTTGTATGCTACTACCGAACAAAAATGGCTGAGTGTGGAAGTATGGTAGAAGAATACGAAACAATGATAAGTAAAGGAGAATCAAAGTTAGCTAAATGAGTGCACAAATCAAACCTACAGGACACGTAGAGTGGGACGCTGAAAATGAAACATTTGAAGAATACAAAGTAAGACGTTCAGCAGGTCGTTCAGGTATAGGGCAATCTAACTCTCAAAAAAATATGGCAGGTAAATGTACAGTTACCAATAAAATCAAAACTAAATGTGATTGCAGAACTTGTATCAATAGACGCAATCGTTCTAAAGGTAGGAGAAAACAAAATCAAGCACGTAAGTTATTAAAAATTCCTAACAATAGGTTTCATGGTGCAGACGCACATGAAGAAAATTGGAATACAGGATTACGTGTTGAAGTTAAAGCAGGTAAGCAAGTTGAGGGATTAAGTAAAGTGTTTTATAAGTCAAAGAAACAAAGTGATTTATCTCATCAATCTTTTGGTGGAAGTAGCAAACCATTTGTACAAATGAGTATGCCTGATAATTCAAGTAAAGGGATTATAAGTTTTGAAACAGACGATATTGAAAATGTCTGCGTTGAGATACTGAAAAATTTTGGTTATGATTTTGGCGATAGTTGAGTGTTAAACTAGCCGAAAGGTAGCCGTTCAAGATTCTCTCTTGACTCTATTCCCAACCATGCCTTTACGATTTATACTATTTCTTTACAGTAACTTCGTGTCCACAAAATTGACATTTCTCAATCACGTCTAAGTCTATCATAACATGACCTTGAACTGTACAATCTCTAGGAACAGGTGGTTTGTTGTCCTCGTACATTTTACCTAGTCTTGCCCAATGTTTAGCAAGTGCGTAAGGTGTGAACGTAACATCTTTCCATAGTCTTTGGTAAATTTCTGCACGTTCATATACTTCTTCAACTGTAGCTAGTGATTCTTTTAATTCCTTAGCTACTTTGTTCCAACCATTCTGTTCTGTTTTAGTGCTTGGTACGTATTCCATTACTTCACACAATGCTTCATATAATTCATAGTGCTTCCCTTTATTACTATGGTTATATGACTTTAGTTTGTAGTCCTCATGTGAACTCCCCTGTAGGTCATCATTGACTTGGGGTAGCTCATACATGAATGGTGGAATGCGTATAAGAGTATAAAGATTTGAAGTCTGTTCTTTGGTAGCAGGATTATATCTCTGCTCAACATGAATAGCTCTATGTTCTTTTAGTTCTCTTAAAGCACGTTTTACTGTAGAATCAGAAGTATGCATACGTTTAGCTATAGTTTTGATACTTGGATAGCAAGTGTTATCTTCCTTATCTGCGTATCTACTTAGTACTGCATACAACCTAACAGCTTGTGCCGAAACAGGTAAATCAATTATCCATTCCGGCACTATGCTGAAGTACAAATCACTACTGATTTTGTCTGACTCTGTTCCCATTTTAAAATGGTGCTTCGTCAGGTTGTATATCCTCTATAGGTCTAGCCATTTTTTCTAGCTCCTCTTTTGACGCACTATTTGAATCAGGTGCTTCTTTTAATTTTTCAATCATTGCAGAAGCAACAGTCTGCGTCATCTCTCCGTCCAACATATCAAGATATGCTTTACGTTGGTCATTAGGTAATTTACTAATTAGTGATTCCAAATAATCTAAGGATTTTTCACTAGCTAGTTTTTTACCACCACCACTACTCTTGTTGTATGTTGGTTTATCACTGGACCAAGTACGTTTAACAGGTGTTCCTTTGAACTCTGCTGTTCCGTAGCTTGACCATATCGCAGTAGTAAATTCATTAGTAGTATCTAAGATTTCTTCAACAGCAATTTTACCTGCTACTGCTAAATCAATAGCACCTTTGAATGCTACTTGCGAAACAATGAGTTTGTCTTTATTACTCAATGTCTATGCCTTTCTCTTCTGCACAGCTTATACAAACTGCGACTTCACTTATGTTATTTTTTTTATCTACTTCTACATACACCATTTCTTCAGGTTCGAACATAGGACTAACTATCTTCAAGCAGAAGTAACATTTATCAACTCTAGCCATTAAACTAACCGAAGCTGACTATCTTTTTTTTCGTCATCAGGTTTAGAAACAAGATAGAACAAGAAGTGTCCCTGTTCTTTGCCTTGAACTGTAGCAATATCCCAATTATCATCATGGCGTAAGTTATGAATTACTGCACCAAATCTAGTACAACGTAAATCGAAAACAAACTCGCCATTTGATATAGGTTTATCGTTTCTATACTTGATTAATACATACTTAATTAATTCAGTTTTGTTACTGACATAAGCAGGTATGATATCTCCTCTAAAAGAAGTAACTAGATTAGCTTTAATCTTTTTATCTCTTTTAATGGATTTTATTATGTTTTCCTGTTCCTTTGTAGGAACATATCTTTCTTCAGACATTACTGTCCTTTCTTTAATTTGCTTCGCATTTTTTTATCTTGCAAAGACTTGTACCATGTATCGTTAGCTATCCAATGTTCGATAACATCAGAGTACCAAACAGGACTGTTGCTTAGATACATTGTAGGTTGGGGCAACTTGCCACGATGAATCCACACACGTAGCAAGTTTGCCTCTATTCCTAATCGGTTAGCAATGTCTTTAGTAGATAAGATACTACCGATATTCATGTTTCTCCTAACCAACCAACAATGACATAGCATTGTTAGTTTTGTATTGTGCGTTATCAAGAACTTGTCGAACTTGTGAATATGCACGTTGTTCAGCAGTTTTGATACCACGTTTTTTCATCTCCCATATTTCATAAGAGTTGATTGCTTGGATTAATCCCCAAGCAGTACCTGTGTGCTTCTCTTGGTTGTATGTATTAACAACACTTTGCACAACTTCTTTATTTTTTTCTAATTGCTTATTGTAAGAATCCCACTCACTATCATCAGCATTTGCTTTTGGTTTTGGTACACCATGTACAATACCGATTTTGTATTTGTTTTCATCTATCCAATCAGCACCATTAACAACATCTTGTTGAATTAGTTTCTCAACTTCTTCACTAAATGTGTCATAATACTTATCAGCAAATCCAAGAACTTTACGTGCTTCATCAATTTTTCCATTGATAGAAGATGTATGTCTTATGCTGAATGTATCAGTCGCATTTTTTATAGCAAGACGTAACGTGTTTTGACACCATATTCTTACAGGTGTTATCAATACTTTGAATGCAGAGCTGCCGTCATGAGTATTGTATAGTGTTACGTATGGTCTAACATTGTCTGATATAGGAAGAACTTTTGATAGTTCTAACTGAATCCAAGTCAATGCACCATTGTTGAATGTTCCTGCTTTAGCATATCTTGCTTCATCAGAATCAACTAAAGTATCAAGAAACTCGAATGCTTGTACATTCTGTACTACATGATACCTATTGCCTACAACACCAAGTACAGTTTCTGTATCTGTTCTTACTGTTGCGAATTTATCATAAACAGGTATTGTTGTAAACAAATCGCTAGTTGTTAGCAATGGTCGTTTCTCTACTGTAAAGTTCATCTCAGCATTAGTGAGTGCTTCTTCAATAGTAGGTACATTACCTGTGTCGTTACTTAGTTTGCTAAAAGCGTCGCTTTTAACTGTTGAATTATCCATTAGATAACTCCTTTCTTTGTTATTTTCTTTTAGTGTTAAGCATTGTGCCTAACTAAGAAGCCACGTTTTGAATGTTAAATATAATCGGCATGAATGCCTAGAACATGACTTCTTAGCTAGACACTAAGTCTAGCTACCTGTTGGGTGTTACTTTGTATTTTTAAGTAACTGTTGATGAGATTTGGTTTGTATAGTAGCGTTCTTGAGTAGAGAAGTAAGTGCTTGGTTATTCTCACTACAAGTCGCTGATATATCTTCTATGGTTGCAGTATGACTATCAAGTATTTTAATAGTCTTTGACAAAGCCATAGTCTGTATTTCGCTAGTTCGCTTTAGTCGTTGTTCTAGTTTTTCAAAATCACGCATTAAACGTGTTTGCATAATGAAAACAAGAACATTAACCAAGAGAATCGTAGGTAGCAACAGTTCCATTAGTATCTCCTTTCTTTACTATATTTCTTCCAATAAGTTCTATATCGGAACAGCCGTCAAATGTAGCATTTCCCCATGCAACATTTTCTGCTTCTTCTAATCCGTCATTTGTTTTAACAGTATATAAGTTCTTGTAACCGAACCTACTCGTACCTAAAAACAAATAAACAAACATATAGTTATTGTTAAACAATTTAACAACAACATAAGCTACACATACACATATAGCCATAGCTAATAACATGTAGTATGCAACAAACAATATACCAATATCGTTATTCATTTTTTATCCTTTTCTAGTTTTTCTATTCTTTTTTTGTTTTCAGCTTTAATTTCCATACGTCTTAGTTCAATATGAACACGCACTTTATCTAACTGATTTTCGTAATCAAGATGATTAATCATCTGTTTGATATTGTCCATGATTGAGTGTTGTGCCATTACCTATATCCCCAAACATTTATCCAATGGTTTAATTGGTTATAGCATTCTCTGATTACAGAACTCACTCCACGAACAATGTAAAGGTGTTCGCATTTGCCTAAACGATTGCACTCAGTAATGTGTACATGCTTAGAACAACCATGCTCAAACATATTTAACTTCTGCAAATCAAGATAGTAGTTACCATACTTTTTCTGCAACTGTTTAATAGTCATACCTTTACTCATTAGTTTTTCTCTGTATGACATTTCGTCCTTTCTTTATTGGTGTTTATAAGCACCATAGAAGCCACACAAGATGTGAAGAAAGCAATCACGGAGGGTTTTGCTTTATGGTTTAAAACACTTCACACATGGTCTTATTTCGCTTGTATGACTTCTAACTACTTACTTATTTTTTATTGTTGAATACAAGAACTCGTTTCTTGTTTGTTCTAGCACGTTTTATTGATTTATTATCTTCAATAAATTTAGCTAGTTCTTCAAACTGTTCTACAGTAAATAATATGCTGACTGCAGGATAAATTCCATGCCTAGAATTATCAAATGCTAGTTCTATGCATTTACTTTTGTCTAATGTCTTGCCTGATTTAAGAACAGCAGAATATACATTTTCTGTTCCTGAATTAAGCTGAACATTTACTTTACTTATTAGCGACATAATCACTCCTTTCTAGTGTATAAACAATTCCCAAATCAATCTATAACGCAATCCTTTAGCGTTATAAGATTGCCAATTTTCAGGCATAGCGATTTTGGAATCATATTTCTTTTGGTATGTTGCAACCACTGGTCCATTTACTTTTAGTACGACATCAAAAATAACATCTCCATTCTCGTCAAAAGATACAGTTAAGTGTCTTATGATTTCATCATCATTTCTATTAGGATATGTTGCTGTTACCAACACACTTCTGTCTTTGACCAAGTATTGTTTAATGGTATCGTTCATATTTTGATATTGTTTCCAATAAGTGATTTGCACTTTATGTTTAGCACCACCCATATCAAAAGTAGGACTATCTGGCAATCTAAGAGATTCAGCAGGTGCAGTTGTCCATTCAGGATTTTCTACACCTAAATGCTCATTAAAATAATAAGCAATATCATCTTTGATTTGATTAAATATCTTTTCTTTCATTTTTTACCTCTTTCTTTTAGTTAGTGATACTTTTATAAGTATCTATCTGCACACCATAAGATGTGCAGTTAGATAGTTACTTACTATCGGTATTGTGTTCTGAATGTTCGCACTCTCCAGATTCACAAAGTTGTGCTAGATATTTTTGCAAGTCAGCATTGTACCAACTACTCATACACAACTCCTTTCTGTTTTTAAGTTTGGCAGTTTTGATTTGTCGTTGCTACATAAGTAGCTATCTGCCTACACCATAAGATATAGGCAGTTAGATAATTACTCAGCAATCATTTCTTTTATAATTGCGATGTCTGAAATTAGCTCGTTGATTTCTTTTCTTACTTTGATTCTTTTCTTAGCAAGTTTCATTTCTTCAACATTGTTTGGGTCAAGTCTGCCCATACCTACTTCATTAAGCCATGCTTGTTTTTTAACTAGCTTTGCTTCTTTTGTAGCAAGTACTTGTGTTAATTCGTTCATTGTTTTCTCTCTTTCTTTTTGTATGCTACTTATGTAGCTATCTACACACCAACGCTGATGTGTAGTTAGCTAATTACTTAGCTTGTAATTGTTCCAATCTATCTTGGATTTTTTCACGAACATTTTCTAGTGAGTTATGAACACGATTAGCTTCTCGAACTAAAGCCATTCTCTCTCCTATAAAATGTCCTGATTTATTTCTCATTTTTGATTGCTTTGAAGTTAAGGCAAGAAACTCTTGCTTCAAGTTCTTTTCAATCTCTCTTAGTTCTTCTAATGTAAACATTAGCAGTACTCCTTTCTATATCTATCAGCACACCATTGTGAACAGCAGTACCATGTTGTTTTCTCAACTGTACCACTTGGGTAAGTGATTTTATCAACAACACCATACATTAATTGTTTTGGTTTAAGTAATCCTGTTGCTTCATAAGCACAATTAGAGATTTGGTCCATTTTCCAATATTCTGCATTTGCTCTTTCATCGCAAGTACATGCATATCTGATATATCCTGAATCTGTAAATATATCGTTTCCTTGTGTAAAGTGGTAAGCAAGTGGACATGATATCCAATGTTTTACTTTATCTCCTGTTCTAGTAGGAACTTGTACTGTTTTTTCTCTGAATGCCATTTTGACATCTCCTTTCAATTAGTAAGTAGTGAAGTCTGATTGACTTCTGTGTAGGCACACCATTTAGTATGCCTACCTAGAAATAATCAGAAAGTTTTGACTAACACTATTTTGTTCGTGCCATTGCTTACTGCTTGTATGTTAGTGAGTAAGATACTATCTCAGCACAATCGCTTAGCAGGTGGACCAACTGCACGTAGTTGCTTGTTCGACTAGACACTGCAGGTTTGTAGAAATGATTACCTAACTGCCTACTCAATGCCGACAAGCACGTGTGAACACCATTGCACTATGCTGAGAATTTTAGCCATTTTTTCCACTTTGCATGTGGGGTTTGCAGAGACCTGATATGTACAGGTGCACCTGTTGGGAGTATCATGGTGGGAAGAGCACCAACAACAACATGGTGTTGTGGTCAGTGGCTTTATTTATATTTAACATACAACCATTATATTATTGTAATAAAATATTACAAAGTTATTTAGAAAATTTCTTAAGAAAGACGTTCTGTAAGCGACCTATATTACGAGGTATTAGAGAGTGCCAAAAAAAAACAAAAAAAATCTTTCATTTTGGCTCAATTTTGACCTCAAAAAGACGTTAGAACTTTTGTTTTGCTGTATGCTTAAATCATGGACAATAATGAAACAGACAATAAAATTCGCCATAAATTCCAAGATGAATCAGTATGGCAAAGACTTAACCAAGCAATAAGTGTTGGTGCATATATTGAGGACGCTTGTGTATTCGCAGGAATAAGCAGTAGGCAATATCGCAGGTGGAGAGATTTAGCAGAACAAGGAATACAACCATACGCTGATAGGTGGAAAGATATTAACCAATCAGAAGCACAATCCGTTATTAGAAACCTTATTAACATACAGAACTCTGCAAACAATGGAAGTTGGCAGGCAAGTGCTTGGATATTAGAACGTAAATATCCTGAAAGATTTGGACGCAGGGATTACTTAGCATTACAACAACAATCAAATGACTTTGATGTTATCCTACATTGGTCTGACGGAAATCAGTTTATTGAGGGAGAAGAAGTTGCTTCCGAAATGTCCGATAAAAAAAAGGAAAAAGAAGATGAGTGAAGAAGAAGTCAATGCAATATTTGCACAAATCATTGATGATAACTTTGAATACATTGCACCACCACCACAAGATATGATGTTCGGTGCTTATCTAGTTGTACCAACAGAATCAGACATATTTGATTTACTAATTGCTATTTTAATGAACACAGAGGACGGCGATTATGGAATCCAACCTTAGAGAAGTAACAGGCAAAATACCATACAAAGTATTGTTGCCTACTTTACATAGTGGTCAGCTTGGTGTAGCTAGTAGTTCAGCAAGATTTAAGGTATTGGTTGCAGGACGTAGGTGGGGAAAAACAAGATTAGGTGTATGGTTGTGTATTGCTAAAGCTATGCAAGGCAAGAAAACATGGTGGGTTGCACCAACATACAGTATGGCTAATGAGGGTTGGAAAGAAATAAGAACACTAGGCAAAGATTATGGTGTAACAATCAAAGAGGGAGATAAAACTTTATACACGCCAACAGGTGGTTATGTAACTGTAAGAACAGCAGATAATCCTGATAGATTAAGAGGTGCAGGTCTTGACTTTATTGTGCTTGATGAGTGTGCCTATATTAAAGAAGCTACTTGGAAAGAAGTACTACGTCCTACACTAACTGAACGTCAAGGTGGTGCATTGTTTATCTCAACTCCTAAGGGATATAATTGGTTTCAAAGGTTGTATGATGAAGCAGAAAATCAAGAAGATTGGGAACGTTGGCAACTATCAACATACACTAATCCATTTGTTCCACATGAAGAATTAGAGATTGCTAAGCAAGAAGTAGGTAGTTTCTTATTTAGTCAAGAATACTTAGCTGAATTTGTAGAAGCTAAAGGTGGTCTTATACATCCTGAATATTTTAGGTATTATAAAGAATCAAGCATTGTTGATTATAATGAAGAGGGAAACGAGGAAGAATATGGAACGTTGGTTTTTAATGACAAGACGATACGTCAAGATGACTTGCAGATTATTACAACAGTGGACTTGGCAACTTCGACAAAAGAGTCTGCTGACTATACAGTCGTCTGCACTATCGGACTATCCAAAGATAATGAAATTTTTGTATTGGATATTACAAGAAGAAGAATAGAAGCACCAAAGATTATAGAACTGCTTGAAAACATTTATGAGAAGTATAGACCAAGTATCATAGGTGTAGAACGTGCAGGATATCAGTTAGCATTCATTCAAATACTAAGAACACAAACAGGATTACCAATTAGAGAGTTACGTGCTGATAAAGATAAACTATCACGTGCCTTACCTTTAACTGCTAAAATGGAAAGTGGACAAGTGTTCTTCAGGAAAAATGCAGATTGGTACTCTGAATTAGAGAAAGAACTGCTACAATTTCCTGCAGGAGAACATGATGACCAAGTGGACGCATTGGCTTATGCAGTTTTACAGACAGCAAGAAAGCAGGAGTATATTGCTTATTAAAGAACACATAGAGGATTGCTCAAGGTGGAGTGTTCCTTTGGGTGTGTTCAGCATTCCACCTAGGGCATAGATTGGACCATAATGGCAGAACAACGTAGTTTTATAGATAGAATATTAAATCGTGGTGTAACTTACCAAGATGAAAGAAAAAGATATAACTTCTTTAGAGATGATGATTTTTTATACAATGCTAATTCATTTATTCAAGGTTGGAATACAGACGCAGGTAAGTTTGATGTAAAGTCAATAGGTAATGGCTCATCTAACAGCGTAGTCGTTGCTTGTCTAAACTTATTAGGTATATCATTTAGTGAAGCTCATCTTACAGTTTATGATATGCAACAAGATGAAACATATAAAATAAACAACCACCCATTTGCATTGTTAATGCGTAGACCTAATCCATTTATGTCAGGAGATTTAATTCAGCAATATATCATTAATGCTATGCACGTATCAGGAGACGCATATTTATTAAAGCAAAGAAATGAAGCAGGAGAATTGATTGCACTATATCCTTTAATGCCTGAAAGAGTTGCACCTAAAGGAAATGATGATGAACTGATTACACATTACGAATATGAAATCAAGAATAAAACTGTACTGATACAACAACAAGACTTAGTACATCTAAGAATGGGATTAAATCCAACAGACCATAAAAGAGGATTTAGTCCTTTACGTTCTGTACTCAGAGAAATCTACGGAGATGAATCAGCAGGTCAAATGGCTACTGCTCTTTTAGCAAACAGTGGTGTTCCTAGTGTGATGATTACTCCTAAGGATAGTATTGGACCAACACCTGATGAAGCAGAACAAATAGCAAGAACATATCAACAAAAAGTAAGTGGAAGCAAAAAAGGAATGCCTTTGGTTATGTCAGGAAGTATGGACGTAAAGAAAATGGCTTTTAGTCCTACAGAGTTAGACATAGGAACACTTAGACATGTACCTGAACAAAGAATATCAGCAGTACTTGGTGTTCCTGCAATCTTAGCAGGATTAGGTGCAGGATTAGAGAATGCTACTTATTCAAATGCTAAAGAACTTAGAGAATTTTTTACTGAACAAAAACTCATACCTCTTTGGAAAATGGTTGGAGAAGAAATGACACAACAAGTATTACTTAGAGATTATGAATCAGAGAAAGGTATGTATGCAGAATATGACTTTTCATCAGTAAGGGCATTGCAACAAGATTTAGACGCAACATACAATCGTATGAATGTTGGTGTTCAAGGTGGTTGGATAACTGTTGCAGAAGCAAGAGAATACGCAGGATTACCTTATGATGAAAAACTAAATTATTACTATATGCCTAACAATGCACACGTAATGTATGCAGATGAAATACAAGAATCACATAGTAACGAAATGAATTATGAAGCACCTGTTACAGAAGATGATGAAGAACAAAAAAACATTGAGGGCAAGATTATCATGAAACAAGATGATAACTATTGTGTGTTTAGTGAAACAGGTAAGAAGCTAGGTTGTTATCCAACTAGAGAACAGGCAGAGGAAAGATTAAGGCAAATAGAAAGATTTAGTTAATGGGCAAGTATGATGACTTAAACTTCACTATACCTAAAGGTGCTAAAGAAGAAGCAAAAAGAGGATTAGAGTGGAGAAAAGAATATGGTCGTGGTGGAACTAACGTAGGATTAAACTCTGCAAGATATATTTTAAATAATACAACTGCTGGACCAGAGAAAGTAAGACACATAGCTAAATACTTCCCTAGACATGAAGTGGACAAGCAAGGTCAAGGTTGGTCGCCAAGTGATGACGGCTATCCAAGTAATGGTAGAATAGCTTGGGCTCTATGGGGTGGAGAAGCAGGAAAAACTTGGTCGCAGAAGTTAGTTCGTGCTATGAACAAGAGAGATGAGAAACAAGAAACAGCTATAGAGTTAGTCAAAAGAAGAAACAAACTCAGAGAAGAAACATGGGATTTTAGAACAAACAGATTTAGAAGTCCTGAAGTTAAAGAACTGTTAGAGAAGAATCACTTTGCATTACAAGATAGTTGGATATTTGCATTTAACAGACTTTACGTAGATTTACTAAATAAACAAAACAGAGGAATACAAGAACAAATCATAAGAAGTGCTTCTAACATTTTTACAACACCAATTGCAGTTAATACATACATAGATGAAAACACTAAGTCTTGGATAAATGATTTAACAGGATATTACTTATCTATGCTTACTGACTTCGCTTATTATCAAGCAGAGTTATTGCTTCCTGAAAATTTTGTTAATGGACAATTTAGTTATGAGAAGATACAACAAAGAAAGAACAAAGAAGATATTGTAAACAATGGTTTCAATCCTGCACGTCAAGGAAATGGACAACTTCCTGTAGGTAATCTGAAATACAACAGAG